AGCATTAAAGCCGTGATTGTCAAGTATAAATTGGCGGTATTTTTTAGAGCGTGCCCATTTTCCAGCAGCAGCGTGCCATAGACAAAATCGCTGGCTAAAAATTGTGGAATCAATGCCCGTGTTATCCATCTTGTCAACATCAAAAGCGAGATTGTACGCTGTTAGGGCGGGATTGTATTTACCGCGTGCTCTTTCTAGCCAGCGATTCACTGCCGTTACGCTGGCAATCATACGCGAACCTTCCGCAACCATATTTTCATAAGTAGCGTAGCGTCGATCTGCTCCGCTACGCGACCAAATAGTGTCGGGTGAGGCGCTAGAATCAAAAAAGAGCGGGTGTTTTTCATAATCGGTAAAAACGCCATCTATTAGAACCGCGCATTGATTATGGATACGTCCTTTTCTATCGCAAATAACAGCGGCAAAATCAGCGACAAGATTATCTTGCGTAGTTTCTGTATCTATGATAAGGAAGAATTGTTTTTTAGCCATTTGAGTGCCTCAATTAAGTGAGTGCCTAGTATGCTCGAATTGGCTAGACTAGGCAAGTAAAAAAGTGAAAATAAATAAAATAATATGCTTGACATGCGCCTGGACGTTGTGGTAAAATCGGCGCCCCCAAATGAGAATCATTCTCATTTGGGTTTTGCTATGTATGCCGTTAGTGTCCTTGTTTTGAGGGGTGAAAGTGCCCGATTGCATTTGGCAATGCGTCTACCATTTTTCGCAGATATGTTTCATTATCTTCGTATATGTGAATTTCTTGTATGCTCTGGAATTGTCGCAAGTTTAGCAATTTGCGAATGCCAACAATTTTAAGCTCCGCACCTCCTCGCGTATCAGTCCGGTCGCGGCGAGCGAATTTTGCATTCGGTTGACCTAGTTTAGAGGATACAAATTCTTGCGTTTGCTCGCACCATATACGCGCCGTTGCAATAACAGTGTATATGCTAGGAATTGCCAACATGCGTTGGTATTCGGACGCCAGCGGTAGCAGAGAGTCTCGATACGTGTATTTTTCGTTAGCTATCCAATAATCCAAGTCAATGCGATTCTCGCCTTCAATTGTGCGATACCGATGGCTTGAATCTACAATGCACCCGTCCATATCCCAAACATTTAATCTTGTGAGCATGTTTTAACCTTTTTTGCAAGTGAGCGCCAAGTATGGGGGCTTGCGCCCCCATTGTCAACCTTTTTTTACGCTTCGCTTCCCATATTTTCGAGAGCTTGTGCCAGCTTTTCTAGGTCAGCTTTCGTCGCTTTGACAAGAGAGCCAACGCCGACGCCAAGTGAGGCTTCAATTGCGGCAACAATTTCTCCCTTGCGCGTGACAGGCTCCCCCGTTTTTGTTACGCTGGTAGGCTTGGGTTCATAGTCTAAACCTAGGCTTTTGATCTTGGCAATAACAGAACGAGGCTTAAGGCTATTTTCTTCCGCGAATGCTACAGCTTGCGCGTAGGTCCATTCAGCTTGAGATTCCAATTGTGCAACCAAGGTTGCGGTATAAACGCTAGACATTTTTTTGATCCTCCTACAGACCGGTTTGTTTGAGGTATTATAATGCCGGAATATGCGCCTAAATGCAAATGTTAGATGAAATTTTTTCATCGTTTAAACCTTAGTATTAGAGGCTAAATTAATCGAAAAAAACTGCTTGACAAGTAATGGATTGTTATGGTAAAATCGGCGCCTCCGCCCCTTAACACGTCTGTTGGCTTGTTAGTCGCCCCTTAACCTGGTCGTTATATTCATCGGGAAAACCTTCAAATAAATCTGCATTAATCGAAAAAAACTGCTTGACAAGTAATGGATTGTTATGGTAAAATCGGCGCCTTTTGGTTATAATAGGGAATTTAATATAACTAAATAGTTGTTGACAGGCCAGGCGTATTCGTGTAAAATCACCCATGAGGGGTGCGGGTCGCTGAAATCGGCGCAGTTGGCATGCAAGAAGCATGCCAGTTCTGTTATCTCATACAAAGGTTAAGTATTAGAAGATTATTTTCTCTGGTAATATTAATTAGTTCCATCTCCTGAAATTCTTCTAACATATGATCAAATTTATTCCAAATTTGCTCCTCTAAGTTTAGAAGAATTTCCTTGTCAGAGTCAAGATGTAAAGTTATCTCGACTTTTGCGATTTTTTCTAGTTCAGTTATATGCATGTTAAATTGCCTCCGGTGGTATTAAATCATTAGCTTCATAGCTTAGGGTGAATTCTTCGCCATCCCATTCAACCCAAAGGGAGGACAGTTTAAAGCCTCGACGCGCCGCCTCAACTATTAGTTGGCGTATAATATCGTCAACCTCATTGAGCGCATCCATGTCTGGTTGCTTGGGGAATTGTATAATCATAGTTTTATCCTAACAATATAGTTGAACCGATTAGCCAGCATAGGCCAATCAGAGTTATCGCAATTAGATCTTTATCTTTCATGGGATAACCTTAACATAATTGCTCAATGAGCAAAGTGAAAAAAATTCGCTTGACAAGCGAGTCCGACCTATGATAAAATCGGCGCCCTCACCTGGCACGCTTTTTGCATGGTGGGTGAGGTCCCTTGTCCTTTCGCAGTCGCGACCTGCCAGCTCTTAGGGAGTCAAGCTGATGTTTCTAGCTTAGTAGGCTTATCGAGGGCAATAATATTATTGCCCAAAATAAGCTGATCCACATGACCTCTTTGAGGAACCTTTTCGTGCATGGATCAAGCTTCATTGCTAGCCACCTGGTGAGCATAGGTTTCGTCGAATTCTGCGCCTGCAGCTTCCTTCACATCGGCCAACAATTGCTGGCCTTTGCCATAGGGCAGAATATGTTGTAGCTCACGAGCATGGTCAACCCAACGCTGAATGAAGTCAGCTTTGTTGATTTCCATGTCTTGGCCGAAAGTACCTTTAACTGTTATCGTGATCATTTCCTCGTTTCCTTTGCGTGTTTCCATGTTGTTTATATTATAGTAATGGTCGGGCATTGCAACAATTAATTGCAATTAATTTTTATGCAAGAGCCGTGCCAACTCTGAATGTCAAGGATTGTTTAGTTATAAGGGGCGGTTACAAGACTACCCTTTTGGCATATCTCTCTGACCCCCACGCATGTGTAACTTTTTTTAAAATCCAACTTCCCAGATAGGTGTTTATGTAACTTTTTTAAAATCCAACTTCCCAGATAGGTGTTTACGTGTGTAACTTTTTAAAATTCCCAGATCTGCCCTTCAGATCTGCCCAAAAATAAATCTTGACATTTTGCTCTCCCCACCCCATAATGGCAAAATGACTCAAGAAATTGTCCCAATTCAACCCGAACTGTTGGAGGTCGCTAATACCTATCTTCAAACGGGCTCCATTGTAGAAACTGCCAATGCACTTTCTATTCCTCCCGATCGCGTTGCCGGATACCTCGAAAAGAAAGAGATTCGGTCCTATATCGATCAAGTATTCCTAGACCAAGGCTACCGAAATAGATCACGCCTGGCCCAGCTACTCGATAAAGTCATAGACGCGAAAGTAGAGGAGGCCGAAGAGACAGAAATGTACTCCGATAAGGACCTAGCCGATCTAATTCATATGGCTCATAAGATGCGAATGGACGAATTGAAACTGCAACAGGCCCGCCCTGGCATTCAAATCAACCAACAAATCAATAATGAGAATCCATTCGGCCAAGGTAAGTATGGGGATTTAGTACAGAAGCTTTTAGAATGCCCGAACGAATAGAGAGATACTCGTTTATATTCGCTGCACTAGTTCAAATATTCGCCGTAGGGTGGTGGATTAGTGCCCTGAATGAGAACGTTACACGACAAGACAAGCTAACAACTCGCTTAGAGTCAGAGCTTCGAACAATCAACTCTAGGTTGATTCGTCTCGAAGTCTACATGGAAAAGAATGATAACATACAATAGATGGTGGCGTGTAGGACATAGAAAGTTCAAAACACGCGCTGATGCCGAGGAATTCCTATCGAAATCTCAAGAGCAGACGTTGCCCAAGACCGAATCGTCAGAGGAGGATTCCTCAAACTCCCAATTGAACCTTACTTGGGACTACTTGGAGTCAAACCCCTCCCCAGCCAAATAGCCATAATAAATGCACTTGACAGCGATAAATATCGCTTTGTTTGTGCGGCTATTAGCAGACGGCAAGGTAAGACGTACATAGCTAATATTGTGGGCCAGGTGGTTTCTTTAGCCCCTGGCTCTTCTGTGCTTATTATGTCGCCAAATTACTCGCTGTCTCAGATCTCTTTTGAGTTGCAGCGCTCTCTAATAAAGCACTTTGACCTGGAAGTTCGTAGAGACAACGCAAAAGACAAGGTTATAGAGCTAGAGAACGACTCTACCATACGTATGGGCTCAGTGAATCAGGTTGATTCTGTAGTGGGTCGCTCTTATGACTTCATTATTTTCGACGAGGCGGCTCTTTCCAGGGACGGAAAAGACGCCTTTAATGTCGCCCTACGGCCAACGCTTGATAAACCGGGCTCGAAGGCCCTATTTATCAGTACGCCGCGTGGGCGAAACAACTGGTTTAGTGAATTTTATCAGCGTGGATTCTCTGACGAGTTTCCTCAGTGGGTCTCAATACATGCGACTTACTTAGACAACCCCCGTATGAGCGAGGTTGACATAGAAGAGGCTCGTCGCTCAATGTCGAAGGCTGAGTTCGCCCAGGAATACATGGCAGACTTTACCATGTTCGAGGGGCAGGTTTGGAACTTTGACGCTGAAGAGTGCATTCAGGACCTGAGCGAGATGGACTTTAGCTCCATGGATATCGTAGCTGGGCTAGACGTTGGCTTTAGAGACCCGACGGCTTTCGTAGTCTACGCATACGATCACACGAATGGAATGTACTACGTGTTAGACGAGTACTACAGCGCTGAGAAGACCACTGCTAGGCACGCGGAGGCCATTCGGTCACTGATTGACCGCTATGGAATAGACTTTATCTTTATTGACTCGGCGGCGCAACAGACTAGATTCGACTTGGCTCAGGAATACGATATCTCGACCAATAACGCGAAGAAGTCGATAAATGACGGGATTGCGGCTGTGGGTGCTTTAGTGGATAATGATCGGCTGATAGTGGATCAGAAGTGTGTTCGGACTATTATGAGCTTAGAGCAGTACCAGTGGGACCCGAATCCGAGCCTACTAAACGAGAAACCGATACACAACGAATATTGTCACATGGCAGACGCATTACGATACGGAGTTTATAGCTATGAAACAAACGCGCATATGTTTTAGAGTGGGCGACCGAACGATTAAGTTGACGCCAGCAGAGGCCAGGCAACTACGTGCCGAGCTGAATGAGCTCTTTGCGGAGGCTTTCACTTTCACGCCTCATGTGCATTACGATACTGGTACTACACCTACCTGGTACACTACGACAGACAGCATTAAATATAAGTTTTATAGCCCTGAGGAAAAATAACTCTTGACTTTTTTCCTCTCACATAATATAGTTAGACAATGAGAAAATGGTCTCACGAAGAGGAAGCTTTTTAGCCCTAGAGGCCCAATGAGCAAAGGTTACTAAATATGTTAGAACTAACTAATACAGGGCTTTTAAATTCAGGAAATACAGAGACTTTCAAATGGCCGAACTTAAAAGGTACTTCGTAAAGTACATTCGGGATGCGTCCAAAGCTAGGTATCCCAAAGGCTCCGAGTGTCGTATTTGCGGAACTGATGAAGCCCTGGAGTTTCATCACTATAGCACTATTAGTGTACTAGCAAATACGTGGGTGCGAGCCCGAAAGCTATCTATAGATACGGCGGAAGACGCTGTGCAATATAGAGACGAGTTTATTGCCGAACATCAGTATGAACTCTATGAGGACGCTGTGACTCTTTGCAAGGAGCACCATGCAGGCCTACATAGAATTTATGGGAAAAATCCAAGACTTGGTACGGCTGCAAAGCAAGCCCGCTGGGTAGAGAAACAAAGAATCAATAATGGCCTGGTGGACTAGTAAAAAAGAAGAAAAGCTAAATCCTTCTCAAGAGGATATAGCCACTATATACGGTCTGGGCGAAATTGGCTCTCGTGAAATTCCGGCCAACTATACGGCTTATTATGAGTATCTAGAAGTAGTCAATCGCGGCGTAAATATGATCGTAGATGACGTATCGGAGATACCAATAACTGTAGGAGAGCCACTTAAAGGTGTGACGCCCGTAATTAAGGGCATTAGAAGAGTTTCTCTAGATAGACTACTTAATAAGGAGCCCAATCCTTTTCAGGACGTATCCTCCTTTAAGCGTAATATGGTCATAGACTATATTATAGATGGGAACATCTTTCTTTATTATGACGGGGCTTTTCTTTATCACCTTCCCGCTAATTTTGTTACTATTACTCCCTCTCCTAAGACGTTCGTAGAAAACTATAAGTTTCAAAGTACTGATATTTACAGTCCTAACGAGATTATTCATATCAAAGAGAATAGCTTTGATAGTATTTATAGAGGGACCTCTCGCCTAAGACCAGCTCGTAGAGCTATGCAGCTTTTAGGCCGAATGAGAGATTTTCAGGATAATTTTTTCACTAATGGGGCAGTTCCTGGGCTTGTTATTCGCTCTCCGAATACTCTTAGTGAGAAGGTAAAAGAGCGCATGATTCAGTCATGGGTTACTCGTTATAGACCAGATGCCGGCGGCCGAAGGCCGCTAATCCTAGACGGGGGCCTCGAAGTAGATGCTCTAACAGAGATAGACTTCAAAAAGATGGGCTTCGAAGAGTCGGCCTCCGAAACAGAGCGAACGATTCTCAAAGTACTCGGTATTCCGCCTATTCTACTAGACGGCGGAAACAATGCCAACATCAGGCCAAATCACCGCATCTATTATCTAGAAACAATTATTCCCATAATCAAGAAAATCAATACGGCCATAGAAAGATTCTTTGGCTATGAAATCACAGAAGATATAACTAATATTCCGGCCCTACAACCAGAACTAAGTGACCAAGGCAGTTATCTCCAGTCTTTAGTTAACTCTGGTATTATTACACCAAACGAGGCCAGAGAGACCATTGGCCTAGAGAAACTAGATGGTCATGATGATCTAAGAATACCAGTAAACATTGCTGGTTCGGCAGTCAACCCTTCTCAGGGTGGAAAGCCAAAAGAAGGAAACAAAGATGACTAGAAAAACAAAGGCTGTTGATCAACTTTCTGAGTATTTTGCTACTATAGGGGAAGTTCCTACTCGTAATGAATACATGCTAAGAAATGATGGCCCACTCTCTTTTCCAGCGATTCGCAGATCATGCGGGTCGTGGGTACGTATGATCGCCATATGTGACCGTACCTACCCCGATAGAATGGCCATTGCTAGAGGCTCCGAGGCTAAAGCAGCCCCACCAGCCCCAGAAATGCCCCCAAAGCCTGTAGATGTTCCTAAGAAGACAGAAGCCCAAGTGACTACTGCCTCCGAAGCTCTACAGAAGTTAAAGGAAGCCAATGAATAAGATGTTCCATATTGATTCGGTAATCAAAGGCTTCGAAGAGGATGATGAAGATCTGATTATTCGAGGAATGGCTAGTACTACCGATAAAGATAGAATGGGAGACATTATAGAATCAAGTGCTTGGAAGAAAGGTCTAGCAAACTTTCGCAAGAACCCAATTATTCTATATAACCACAACCATAACCGACCAATTGGTAAAGCCAAAGCCGTATCTATGACAGAACACGGGCTGGAGATTGAAGCTAAGATCTCTAAATCTGCCCCAGACGTTATAGCTCTTATTAAGGAAAAAATCTTACAGGCTTTTTCTGTAGGCTTTATGGTAAAAGACGCCGAGTATGACCGAGAATCGGACACGTTTTTAATTAAGCAGGCTGAGCTTTTAGAAGTCTCAGTCGTTTCAGTACCTGCCAATCAAGCAGCTACATTTTCAATTAAAAAAGAATTTAACACAGAAGAAGACTACCAAAAGTATGTCAAATCTTTTAGCGTTGACCTAGCATCCGGCCACCTGGCTGAGGATTCAGACGATGATACAGCTAGTAACACGCCGGAGGGCTCTATAGAAGAGCCACAAATGGAGAAACTAATGACACCCGAAGAAATTCAGGAAATGATGAAAGAAATGGCTCGTGAGCTTTCAAAAGCTAATGCTTTAGAAAGAGCCCAAGAAAAAGCAGCCGCTGAAGCAGCTAAAAAAGCAGCTGAAGAAGCTGCAGCAACTGAAGCAGCAAAAGACGCTCATATTGCAGCTGTTGTTAAGTCAGGCGCAGAAGAACTTGTAAAAGATTTAACTGCCCGTCTAGCAGAAAAAGAAGCTAAATTTGAAGAAATTATTGGCGAATTCAAAGGCGAACTAGAGCAGAAGTCTGAAGAAATTCAGAAAATGCGTGAAAGCCGTTACAACTTTACTGATCGTAAATCTACCAATGTAAATTGGGAAGAAGAGCTTTCAGACGAAGCTGTTGATGCACACATTCTGGGTGAAATGACCCGTAAAGGTCTTAATACTTCACTTGGTAAGCGTTGGGTTGAAAAAGCAACTAATGCAAACACTGGTGTTTCAGCACCTACAGCAACCGAAGAAAACTTCGAGACTATCGTATCAACACGAGTAGAGCGTGATATCGAACTAGAACTTGTTCTAGCTCCTCTTTTCCGTACTATTCAAATGAACGCAGCTAGCATGGTTATTCCTACAATGCCAGATGCTGGATACGCTGAGTTCTTGGCGACTGGTAGTACTGCAGGTACAGGCGCTAGTACCGCTTTCAAAGGTAACTTAGAAGCTCGTGATGCAGCCTCTCCAGGCGCTAATAGCGGTATTGCAATGGGTAACAAAGTGCTGACCGTTGAGAAGCTAGTTTCCAAGTCTTACATCGCTGATGAGACAGAAGAAGATGCGATTCTTCCGATTCTTCCTTTCATTCGTGAAAGCATCGTTCGTGCTCACGCACGTGCAGTTGAGCACTCAATTCTGTTGGGTGGGTCTGCTAATGACCTGATCTCTTCTGGCTATAATGGTCTTTTCAAGATCGCTGTAGATGATGGTGTTAACCTTGACCTTGGGTCTCCTGTAGGAACAGCTACAGCAGCTAGCTTGCTAAACCTTCGTCAAGCGATGGGTAAATATGGTCGTCGTCCTGGTGATGTAGTATATGTGGTATCTCTTGATGCTTACTACGATCTGCTAGATGACGCAGAATTCCAAAACATCAACGAAGTTGGTAGTGAGCGTGCTACTAAGGTTCGTGGTGAAATTGGTCAAATTTACGGATCTGCTGTAATCATCTGTGACGAGTTCCCAGCTAAAGTAAATGGTAACCCTTATGCGATTGCTGTTAATGCTCGTAACTTCGTAATGCCTATTCTAAGAGGTGCACGAGTTGAGCAAGATCGTGACGTTGAAAACCAACGTAGAGTTCTTGTCGCTACTCAACGTAGAGGCTTCGACCAGCTTTTCGCTACTGCTGGACAAGTTGTAGCTCATACTTGGTAGAAAATAAAACTATGGTGGGTCGAAAGGCCCACCAGGTTTTTACAAGGTGATTCAAATGGGATTAGATTTAATTACATTAGACGAATATAAGCTGATAGAAGGTATCGGCTCGTCTCAGTATGACGATAAATTTGATGCTATTATTACGTCAGTTAGTCAGCTTGTAAAAACTTATTGCGGAAACGACTTTGTAGACTATAGTGGCTCTCCAGGATATACTGAATATTTCGATATTCAGTGGGATACTCATGTTATTCAGCTAGAGAAGAGTCCAATTATTGCTATTAACTCAGTTTCAGAAAGAACAAGTCAATCTACTGCCTATGTGCAGATATATTCGGGAGGAGCAGGGTCTCCGGCTGAGTATAGCTGGTACTTCGATAATATAACAGATTCTATTTTTAGAACTACGGAATCTGGGGCTTATAAATGCTGGCCGCGTGGAGTAGGGGCTGTAGTGGTTAATTATACCTCAGGGTATGCTACTCTGCCAGAAGATTTGAAGCTAGCTGTTATAGATCTAGTTACTTATTAC